AAAGTCGCCCTCTCAAAATACTCATCTGCGTCCATCTGCCCACATAACCATACATGTTTAAGACCGTAGTATTTCTTGCTCCTGCCCTTGCCATTTACCCTGTCAAACTCTAAACTCACAAATATGTAGCTATCGGGTCTTTGATGTTTGCTAGTCTCAGCAACAGATACATCGTAAAAGTCTTTAGGGGAAACTGTCCTTCTCTTTGTCTTTACTTCTAACCTATCATCCCCATAGAGTATGTCATGGTTGTACTTATCATTGCCCTCATCACAACTAATGATATTAGCTCCGATATAGTCAGCAACAGCCTCTTCACCAAGATACCCAGCTATATTACCACCACCCTGTAGGATGGAATTGTTGATGCTACCAAGAGCTTTTGCCTTTGAAATCGCCCTATCTATCATAGCCTGAGTGTGCGGTATTTTAATTATCTTTTTTATTGTCTTTAATTCCACTTAATTCCCCTTGTTTCTCTCTTTCTTCTCTTCCTATATGATTTATAGCACTAGGAGGTATACCCATAGACAGTAGAGTATAGTATACCATGTAATCATCGAATCCCCTGTAATTTAGGGCGTTTTTCGCTCCTGCTACATAGGATGTTAGATCTATCGGATTTGCCACAGTTGATTTTCTCCTTGATTTGAACCTCGCCCATACACAATAAGCAAATAAATGGGCGATATACCCACAAACTTGCCGCATGAACCACAGAATAAGGGCAGAATACCCGTAAACTGGAATCTACTCCCTTATATTATACAGGAAAAGAAGGGGGAGTCAAGAGGAAATGGGCAACTTTTAGTGATATAATGTCGTAGAGAGGGAAGTATCCACACTTTCCTTTACATATGTCCCCTATTGGACTAAGGTATAGTACCAGAACCTATAAAAGAACTGAGGAGGAAACTCTGTGGTGTCTATAATCTGGATGTTAGAAAGGCCGGTGAGATAGTCCGTTGCTTTCAACAGTAAATCCTAGAGAGTGGTAATCCAGAACTGGCTCTAGGCTCCTTATTTTGTGGATTAAGGGGAAATCGCTCTTTTTTTTAACCATCTGAGCGTCAGGGGGAAGATGCGTACTTACAGAAACAATAACGATTTGATTTTGGGAGAGAGATAGACCAATGCTTCGTTATTTAGCAGAGAGGGAAATAAATGAGATGTTTGTACAAATAAGAAACGATTAAAACTTCCCTTCTGGTGTATAGTATATCTAACCGTCTATAAAAGTGGGCGTTCAATATAGATGTTGTGGAGTTAAGAGGATAACCACAGGCGCTGCCAAAATACTTTCTTATCTTTTACTACTTATGCTCCCCACTGTTCTTCCAAGTCATCTATCTCTGATTGTATCCTAAGAGCCTCATAGGTAATAAGGCATCCCCTAAGAAACATCTCTGCCACTTTAGGGTCTTTCTCCATCGCTATCTTACTTATGTCTGTTAAACAGAGGAAGAGGGTAGTGTTCTCAAAGGCTATAGTCTCCCATTTTTCTCTTATTGATGCACCATCACTTATCAGTTGCATTGATTCCTTTAGTGCGGCTGCACTCACTTTTGGTAACATTCTTATTCTCCTGTATAAAACTACTTGCTATCTCCAAAGACCGAATTGGGCGGGTTTTGCTGAGACACACACCTGACACCCACCTTATCTGACAGTACAAACCGCCAGACACTTGCTATCTACATAGACCTAGATCGGGGAGGTTTACAAGGTACAGCACTATAACCTACAATGCTCTACTTCTAGCTCCTCATTTTGACTTCTTTACTGCCTGTGCAACATGTCCTCGCCTTTCCTCATAATTTTGTTTTATGAAGTTGCTGACATTAGTTTCAACACCCTTTAAATCATCTATTAAGAAGTCCCTCTGACTATTATAATGACGGACAACACCATCATCACCTAACCAAGACACATGTACAACAAACCCACTAGAGTTATCCAGAGCTTCCTTGATCGCCCACAGTGTTTCGTCCCTGACTTCGACCTTCGTTTTCTTAATTACGTCCATTCTCTCTTTCCTCTGCTAAATAAAAGCCCAGACACTCGCCCAGACACTTGCTATTAGAACATTCTATGATCGGGGCGGTTTACCTGATACGCCGCGTGCGCATAGAGTCTATTATATTATATCGTAAATTCCGCACAAAATCAAGAGTTTTTCTATTGACTTTTTCAGAAAAGCCGTCAAAGGGCGGCGCCTGCCATTATGGCATACGCAAAAAAGGCCCACAACCCGAAGGCTGCAGGCCCATTGCTTAATCAAGGTCTGCTAAGATATAGAGAGCTCCATACAGTAGGCCTACTAAGCACCCGACTGTAATTATGCTCACTATGCTACGCTCCCAAATATCTTCTCGACCTCTTTCTCATCCATGCTCTTGGCACGCTTGACAACACTATCCCATTTTGCTTCGGGCATGTTGACAACCTTACCACCGATCTCATCGAACTTTACCCAACCCTCGTCGTTGAGTGTTTGCCCGAATCGAGTGAAGGCATTAGCAACACCGAAAGCCGTGTTGGCCAACTCTTCCACTTCACTCTTTTCGACAGCAAAAGCCTTGAGAACACCGAATGACTGTTTCTTAGCCACACGGAAGTCCGAGCAAACCTGACCCACAATCTTGGACATAGGTACGCCATCATTGGTAAAGCTTCGCAGCTTCAGCAATAAGTCTATACCATGATCCATGAGAGGGATCTGAGAATTTAGGTTCTCTATGATATCGTGCTTCAGGCTAGCCAAGTCGATTTCGCCACGATGGACTTTACCGATAGACTTGCCATGCTCCTGATCCCATATACAGCCATTCATACAAATCGCACGGAACACGGAAGGAGTTGATGAAATTCGACGCATACCAATTTCTGAGTTGCCTACGGATAACATACCACCGTAGTCTGAATCGTCTTCCTGACGGATAGAATCAGGAATCAAAACATTCCCATACATATTGTCTGCATCACCACGCCAGTGCGACAGCATTCCAGCTGGAACAGCCTCACGGATTACTTCCATAACCCATTGATTATTCACAACAGCATACTTATCAGAAAGCATAGCACGAAGAGAACCATCAGACCATGTACGCCACAACCGCTCTTTATCTTGGTCAAAGCGATCTTTATGCCACAAAGTCTGATTCAAACAGTGAACCAACAACTCAGAGTCGCCGGAGTCACGCTTGTAGATAACCTCGTCACGACTAGTGTGAACCTTGTCTGTGCGCAAGTCCCGCAAAAACCAGTCAGAGGTACGACCAGCCACAGCGATGTTTTTCAACGCATGGTCAGTCGGTATGAATTGACGCCCGTCTTTATACTCTAGACAGGCCTCGCCATTGTCATTGACCTTAGGCGTAAAGTCATTCAATGGTGCCCGAAGGTCTTCAATCTGACGCTGATCGTCAGCAATCTTTTCCATAGCAGTATCGTAGTCGATACACTTGTCAACCCACGCATTCGACACGTTGGTAAAACTCTCATTCATCTTTTGGTTTTGATGAACGAAGTCTCCTGCGTACTCAGTCTTCTTTTCTTGTCCTAACATATTTCTATCCTTCTTAAAAACTATGATAACCAACCTGACTCTTTTATAACGTCTTGCAATGGTATAAGGCAGTCCGCTTCTGCATCGAACTCATCATGCCACAACCCTCGCTCAGATACACAAAAGTCATTCACATACTGTAACTTTGGGTCTTCTGCATACTTGTTCAGACACTTGAGGCACGCTTGCATTTCGTCCTCTGCATCTATAACTTCGTTAATCAGACCCGATAACACATAAAACTTTGGCATACTCAACTCCTTTTAGAGGACGCAGGACAGCCCCCACGTCCTCCTGTTAAACCTAAGCGTCAATCTCAGCAATGAGGTCGTTTAACGCATTAGCGTTAATCTGGATGCCTCTGGGTTGCTTTGGAAACACTTTAAGGTTGACACCATGCTTTCGCAGGGTCTTTTCTCGACTGACTATTGAACCATAGGTCACTTCGAGTGCGTCCGCAACTTGCTGACGACTTTCACTTGCTTGCCATACTT